GTCTAGGGCATTAGATATCACACGAACAGAGTCTATTAGTTTACCAACATCTGTTGAGTATAAGAAGTAGATTAGTTGCTCTCTTTTACGAGCATAAAATGGTGTTGGTCTAAACCTCATAAGTCTGTCATAAACAACTAGCAGGGGGCTTTCTGTTTGTCTTATTACAATGCTGTCATTGTATAGATCTTCAATATTTGTTGGAAACTGTGCTGGAACCATTGGGCTTGGATTTATTAAATCTGCTTCAGCAATCAGTCCAAAATGCGCTAACTCTGAGAGTATGTACCCATTCAAAAATGTTGGCGGGAATCCAGTATCTGTTAATATAGTCATAGTACTATTCTACCCCAATTGTTGCATTAGCAATCCACTTAAACCCTGTTTCAACACCTTTGCTTTTACCCATTTTTGATCCAGCCTTAAAGTTTGTTTTGTATAGTTTTGGTTTTTTAATGTAGTCGTATAGTCCAGAAGCACGTATAAACGATTGCTTAAAATACCTTGAAATAAAAATATCAACTGTTGATTCAAAACTTCCAAAAACTTCGTCTCCACCTGGAGATTCAACTTTAATTGGTTTTCTTGTAAATACTTCTCCAGTAGGTCCGTTAAATTTTAATGCCTGACCTCTTGTTGGTGAAATTGTTACTGGAATTCCATTTTCCATTATTTTTGCTTTATTGTAAAATGGAACAGTCATATTTTCTGACATTGTTTCAAGAAAAACCTTTTTACCTTTTTGAACTCCTTCTAAAAAGCCAAAAGAGTAGTTTACGATATTATTCATTTGAGCAGTAAACACTTTAGTATTCATGTTTACTATCATTAGTCGCCTACCGTTTGGTTCTCAGTTCTACGCCATAACATCTTATAATATTCTATATTTCCAAATGGTCCAGTGAATGGTTCTACAGTTGCTATTTCATAAATAGTTCCTCTGCCAGATCTGGCTCCTGCAGTTTCTTTATATATAACAGAATCGTTTGCGGACCGAATGTTAGTAATTAATATGTTTGTTATTGCATTGTATGAGTTATTAGATGAAAGGCGTGGGTCGTTGCTTGTTCTTGCAACCAGTTTATTTTCGTACTGTAAAAAGGTTTCTGGCTTTATATCTTCAGTTCCTGCTCCACCTACTGGTGTTGCATTGCATATGATTGTTCTATCATATACCCAGTCTTTTTTAGGTTGTCCATAGTCACCTTGTGCAAGAATTGGAAAATAGATATCTGCCTTCATTGGATACATGAAGTCTGTAGTCTCGCATGACGTCATTACAACACTCCAGGACGAACAATATTATTAACATATTTAGACAAAATCTTGTCTACAATAATATTTCCAGTACCCTCAATCATTCTTTTATCATATTCAATCTTAAATTGATCAGTGCTGTAGTTCTTTACATATCTCTTGTAATAGTCTAGTTTGCCACATTTAATATCGTTAATTAACATTTTTGTGGCATCTTGAATATCAATTGGCACAACTTTATACCCAGTTTCAACTAAGAAAATATAATCTGTACCCTGTTGGAATCCTACACCAGGTGTAATTGTTTGTGTGTTTCCGCTATCTTCTGTATCAAATAATGCGTATGAGTCAGACACTGCTAAAGGAATTCTTGAAGGACGTCTTTCTGATCTGTTCAATGAGTCTGTTACTTGAACTGGATCTTTGGTAATTGCTGTTTTATCTTTAGTAATTAAATAGTTAAAGTCTCCAAGTGCTGGACCATCTGCATCAGTTACATCATAGACTAGTTCTGCATTTTCGTATGCCTTTAAAATTTTATGAGTTCTGTCCCAAAGTGGAATATAGTCTGTTTCTTGTCCAACAACTTCTAAATAATTTCTCTTGTAATAAAAACCATCAACCATTGTATCAATAATCGCTCTAGCAAGAGATTCGTATTCTGTATATTTTGCAATCTCTGTTGCAGATACTTCATTATATGAGGCTGCTATTTCAGTTGGATTTACATATGGGCGCTCAATTTGTAAGTTATCTTCAACAACTATGTCTCCACGCTCACCATCAATATCTTCATATACTGTTACAGCATAGGACTTATCGTACTTTACAAAGTCTCCAGATAGTTCGTATGTAATCTTTCCTTCTGAAGAAGATGTTAGTCCAGACTCACCGCTAATAAAAACTTCAAGTTCTGTTTGTTCTGGCACATCTTCAATAACAAGAATATAGTCTGCTGACTCATCTGGAACTGTATAGGTTACAGAAAGTGGGTATGGAGGAATGCGAAGAATGACTGACATAATTATTTACCGTAGTATGAGGCTACTTCTTCAGGCTGTGCAATTCTGACTGCCTTGCGAGTAATCCACTTTTCCGATGCCTCCTTTGAGACGTTCCATTACAGTCTTTTTTGCTAATTCTTCAATTGTCATATAATCTCCTACGTTCATTTGTAATTATACCAGAATATGACTAAGGGAGGACAGAAATTAATCCATCCTCCCTCAATCTGGGTGGTCAATGATTACGAATCAGTTGAATCTGCATCTGCATAAGATACAGCGTCTAATTCTTCCCATTGAATACCAAAACGGACGAATACTGTGTATTCAATTGTGTCCTTCTTTGGCTTGTATTCACGGTTTACAGTGATGTCTCTCTGGAATCCCCATACACGGTTTGCTGGGAATGTAAGATCTACATAACCTGCAGGGTAGTAAGGAACTTCAAGAACGTCTACACCTAGTACACGAGTTGTGCGTGAGTTGCCAAGTGTTTGTGCATTTCCATCAAGGTAATCTTGACGGTTTGCTGGTGTTCCTGCTGTGCGAGTAGCGAATGCTTCTGCTACTGCATCTGCGAGTGTACCGTTGTTCTTAACGATACCTTGGAATGCGTCTGTACCAGCATAGAACTTAAGATTGCTCTTAATTGCACGGTACTTACGTGGCATAGCCAAGATGATGCTCTGCATTGCTGCAGTTGTCCACTCGTTGTTTGCTACAGTAACTGCTGCTTCGTGAGCATCATTTGCTGCAACTTGGTTTACCTGAGCAACGAAGCCAGGCATAATTGAAAGGAATGCGTCTGCGCCAGAGCCAGTTCCATTAATCGCAAGATCTTCAATATCGTTAGCGAAAGCATTTGTCATCAAGCGAACTAGATGATCTTCAAGTGCTGCACCTTCAATATTGTCTTCTAGTGATTCTGTAGAAACTTCCCAGTCCAGACGAATCTTTTTGGTTGTTAGTTCTACCTTAGAAAATGTTGCGCCAACGTTTGTGTAGTCTGGTGCACCCTGTGCTGCTGCACGGATAACACGCTCTCCAACGTTAACCTTCTCAATTTCCATAGTATTTGCTCGCATTGTAACCTTACGGCCATCTTTGGCGAGAACAGTTGCATCCCACACGTAGTCAATAAAACGACGTGCTTGCTCAGGTGCTAGAATACCACCAGAGACTCCTGTAGGATTTACGGCATTTGCTCCTGTTGTAGAACCAAATGCTGCTGTTGCTGTGTTACCAAGCGATGCTGCTGGACTTACGTTGCCATCGGCATTACGTCCTGTTGCACCACCAACACCTCCAGATACAAGTCCGCCCTGAGAGTTAATCTCATTGCCTGCTCCTGCTGATCCTGGATAGTTTTTTTCTATATTTGTATTTTGTTCCGACATATTGTTCACCTCCTAGTGATATATACCTTAGTTAAATAGGTCGGTATTTGTGAGGAAACGACCGCCCCATAGGGATTTTTGAACCACTTGTGGTGATTCCTGTACGATCTCGCCTAGATCGCCAGACTTGCGGAAAGCGGTGTCTTGCTCTACAAGATCTACTCGCTTGCCAAACTCGTTAAAGTTACTCTTAATGCCATTAACATCTGCTGTTACTGTATCAAGAGACTTTGTTACTGCTGCTACCTGCTCGTTAAGAGACTTAATAGTTGCAGCAAGATCGCCAAAGGCATTAGTAAGAGAAGCATTAATTTCTGAAACTGCTTTAGCAACTTCTTCTTTAACTTCTGAAACGGCGTCAACCACTGCTTCTTCTGCTTTCTCTACTTCTACTGCTGCTTCTTCAGCAACAGGAGAATCTGCACCGCCGTCAACTGCTTCTGCTACAGGTGCTTCTTCAGCAACTGCAACTTCTTCAGCAACTGCAGGAGTCTCTACAACTTCTGCTGGTTGTGCCTCTGGAGCAACCTCTGCATTTTCAACTACAGCGTCTACTGCTGCTTCTGTTGATTCTGTCATGGGATTTACCTCCTTAGTAATCTTAATTGTACTAATGCCTTTAGCACTATCAACTAAGAATTTTATCATTTCTGTATTTTCTTTGTCATTCTTTTCTATAAAACCTATGTTTTGCATCTTATTGCCATTGGTTGGACTTACTGCTGATTCAGCGTCTGATAGCATTACGATACCGCTTTCTGCATCCCAGAATACGTTTTCAACTTCTGCCTTTGAAAGATATCCACCAACTACATTTTGTCCATTTACTTTTTCAATAGATACAATATTAGCAAATTGATTTGCTGGATTATCTACCAAAGAAAGTTCATGTAGTTCATAATTCTTAATTACACGGATTGACTTATCCATTTTTTCGTCATAAGCATCATCCCATGTCTTTATATTTCCACCGATTGAAAAACCAGTGTATGTTCCGTCTAGAACTTTTTCCCATGCATCCTGTGCGCCCTTTGAAACATAGGCAGATACATAAACTCCGCTATAAAATTTCTTGTCGCTTGGATCAAAGTACTTATCTTCTTTAAATGAAACAATCTTTCCAACCGCTGATGGCTGGTGCATTTCACGAAGATTTCCACGGAAGTTTTTAAATGCTTCAACGCTGGATTCTGTTGTTACAATATCGCCTTGTTTATCTACGTTGTCAAGCGTTGCAAATCCTGACACCATACGGCGTTCAATGTCTACTTTTCCGATGGGCATTGAGAGGCGAACATTGTCACCTTCAGTTACCCAATGAGCCTTGTTTGTTAACATAACGTTTCTATTATAGCATTTGTTTATAAGTTTTTCTCAACTATTGAGACGATCTGCCTTCACCCTGTGGATTACGTCCAGATACTGTAGTAGTTGAATCAGAATTGTTATTTGTTCGTTCTGCATCTCTTTCACGTGTACCCGCTAAATTTGCTCTAGCGTCAGTTGCTTGTCGTGGAGACATAACAAATGGCTCATCGCCATCCGCTCTTTGTGGCAAGTCTAACTTTTCACGAGCCTCATTTGGAGTCATGACCTGAGTTTTAACATATCTCTCAAGAATCTGTGACTGGGCTATTTCATCCGTTAATGTTAGTTCATTAAACTTAAGTTCAAGAATGTCTGTCTTTTCACGAATAATCTTATTTACAATCTTTTGAAGATGTCTTTGTGCTGGACGAGATACCTGTTCTTTAAATGTACGATCCTGTGATAGTGCTGCTGCTATTCCGCCAGAGTCTGCACCGCCAAGTTTAGACATTGGAACCTGGTGAGCAATTAAAATATCATCACGGTTCTGCTTACGATACTCTTTAAATGAGCCATCCTGGATACCATTTTCAATTGGTTCCATCTTAAACTCAACCTTATTGGTATCAGTATCGCCTGGGAGTGGTATGTACAAGGTTCTGTGTGACTGAGCCTTTAGTCCTGTTTGTAGGAATCTAAACATCTTGTCTTCAGCATCCCCTGAAAGTTTTGCTCCTTTAAGAGTTACAACATATCTTGGAACAGCCTTGTTTTCAAAGTAATCAATATTATACTGAGATGCAAGTTGATCTCCAACCAAAGATGGCATTGCTGCAATAATGTCTGGAATTCCATAAAATGTATTTAATGGTGAGTATTCTTTAAGATGAATAATCTCATTTGGACGTGGGTCTGTTCCCATTGGATTTGGATTTTTTGCTGCAAAGTTTCTAAAATAAACTACCTTCTGTCCAATAATTTGAACAAATCCATCACGAAGGCGACGAACACGAACAGTGGTTGCTGGAATATGACCAACATATCCAATGTCTCCAGCAACAGTTCTTCCTACTTCAATAAACCCATTGCCAGTAGCCTGAAGATCTGTGTAAACCTTTTCCATTGTTTTTGTAAAACTATCATCATCATTAAGGTTTTCTAGCCAGTCACGTAGTTCAATCTTCATTCTTTCAATGCGACGACGTGCACGATCAACTGCTGCTTGGTCATCATTGTTTTCAAAACGTAACATAGTTCTGTCTGTAACATCAAAACGGTATCCAAGACCAACAACATTTTCTACCTTAGCATCAATTGCAGCATGGTTAGCAAAAGATGTGTCATAGAAGTTAGCCAACTCATACATATTGTATGGGGGAGTAATTACATCAAATAGACCATATCCATTACGATATACAGTTCCAGGATTAATCTGTTTTGATCCAGAGTCAACTCCTGATGGGGTTACGTTTGCAGCATTTAGATATGCTTCATTACCTTCTGGGTTAACGTATTTTGACATATTCCGTGTTGTTCTGCGACGGAAGTTTTGGTCAAGACCATCATAGTCTTTTAAATTTTCCCAAGACTTATTAAATGGATCTTGAGACTTAAAAATATTATCATCACGCTCTTGCGTGTTTAATCCTGCACGTACGTATTCTTGATCAGCCATTTTCGTATGCGTCTCTTCCATGTTTGTCTAGTGTTTGTTGCGCTGCATGCCAGGCACCAAGGTCGTTCATTGAAGGAATTAAGCCAGCGTTAAGTCTTTCTTTTTGTTCTGAATACTCTTCTTCACTAATTCTGTGTAGTCCTGGAACAAAGACTGCCTTACCTTCTCCATCATCCCCATGCGATATTGCTGCGCTTCTAAGTTCAGAAATCTTTGAAAGATCTCCACGCTCAGCAGGTATGTTTAAAATTGAGCCTTCATCGTCTGTAAACCATTTTCCATTTGACTTCTTATAGACATATAGTCCCCAGTCATAATGCTTTTCAATTACCTTGCGACGTACATTCTTGACATATGGCTTACCAGTTTTTGGGTTAATTAAAGATTCCATAACCACAAGTATAGCAGATTATACGGCTGTGTTGGTAGTGGTCTGCCAAGAAACGGTGTTATATATCCTTAATCTGTCAAGATCTATATTCATACCGCCATCATCATCAATAATAATCTTATTAGTTCCCAAATATGTCTTATAAATGTCTGATGGATTAACTCCAAATGCATCTGACGCTGAAATTACAAGAACGCCTTCCCAAACAAAATTGTTTTTCCAATAATTCCACTCAAAATTTGTAAATCCATCAGTTTCAACTCTGAGCCATGGTCTTGTTAAGGTCTTTTGAACTTGTTGCAAGTTGTTTGCTTGGTAGTAGGCTATATTATTAAATATCATTGGTCCATTTAGATTAATTGCCCCAAGGTAATAATCTAAGTTAAGAGATGCTGCAAATGCAATACCTAGAACAGACCACTCTTTAACTGTTAGAACTGGCTCTCTTACAAGGGTTCCATTTAAATAATATGTTAATCCATTAAAGTCTAGTCCAGTAAGCAGTGACTTAGCAAATATTTTTGCTCTAGTTCCTTTTTCGCTATCGGCAACAATATAAAACTTTATGGTGTCTTCTTTATAGTCAATCTCAAATAACTCTACTGGGGTTGATGGGAAAGTATCTTCATCGTATCTCATCCATACTTGCATAGCACTAACGCTATAGTCTGCAGCCTGAGACTGATTCATAGGAACAGCAATACCACGGTTAACAAGTGGATCAAAATCTCCACGGACTTCAATACCAGAGTTACGGGTTAGGTATAGATAGGGTGTGCTTCCTTTATAAATGCTAAATGGATTTTTTGATTTATAGTCATAGTAAATTCCTGCTCTCTTATATGGGAATAGATCAACTCCAAATCTTGTTCCAATAGGATTAAATGAGTTATCGCTTAATGCCTGTGATGCTAGTTCTAGTCTACGCAGTGAGATTGGCTTGCTTAGAATTCCTCGCACATTAAACTCTAAATGATAAACAAGAGCAAGTTCATTAAAGTCAACAGTTTTTGTTGGATAGATTAATGTATTATTTACCACTTCAAACTTAGTTGTTTCCCAGTCTGGATACAAATCAATGTCAATTATTGATCCCTGCTTTGCTGGCTCAATTGTAGTAAAACTACTTTGTGGAGCATTAGCCCCTTCTGTTATGTATTGAAGTGTTATATAACTTTTAACGGATGCATCTGAGGTGTCGTACTCATAGTATTTGTTTGCCCTCTGGGCCATATCTTCATAATTATTCCAGCCAGTAAACAGGTTATTGTCTAGTTGAGAATATGTTCTTTGTGTTGGATTTGAGTATACATCTCTAAGCGTTCCATATGTCCAAGAAGATGTTGTTTCTTTTTCTGTTAATCTTGATGGAGATGGATATCCCAAGTTAAACTGCAAAAAGTCTAAGTCATAAAATTCATTACCAATATCATTCTTAACAAATTGAGCAAAGTAAGATAGCGGTAGGTAATCTTCCCAGTATCCAGAAACTCCAATATCTAAGAAAAATGTTTCATACGCCTGAGACGGAAGCAATGTGTAACTTGCTGTATGTGCCAGTAAGTCTGTTGCATCTTCTTCTATTGCAAAACCAGAGTTTGTAAAATGTGATGATATTTCTAAAGCGTTGACTGATGTTGATATTCCAAATGAATATATTTTTCCTTCAAAGGTATTTGCTGCTGTTTCGTCTCCAGCAACATATATCTTTAGTCCATTCTGATTGCCAAAGAACGCTGCAACATTTTCTCCAAAATTGGATGTAAGGTTGTTTAAGTTGATACCTACAGCAAACTTTGTATCTTCTACAATACTACTGTATGAGTATAACTCTTCAGTTGCCCCGCCAAAATAAAGAGTATAAGTAATTAAGTCTTCATCTTGTTGAACTAGGAAATAATTTCCTGTAAGGGTATTATATATTTTAAACAGTGTTTGTGTTACGGTTAGATCTGGAGCGCTGAATACTCCATAGATGCTAGAAATTTGATTATTTAAAATATTAAATCTTGGAAAATTAAAATAACACTGAACATTATTCCAGGAGACGTTGGGTCTAAAAGTTATAAAGTTACTGTCTTCTGGATCTTGGATATCTAGGTTATCTGTATAAAGTGTTTCAAGGGTTTCATCTGATAAAAATATTTCTGGTAAAGAATACTGTGGAGTTGTAAGTGTTGTAGTTGTTGTAGTAAGGTTGTCAAATGTTCCTTGATCCCACTGTGCAAAATCTGGATAGTTATAGTTAGCAGTATAGTCAGCAAAAGGATAGTCAATAAATGCTGAAGTTCCACCGTATGCTGAGTTAATTCCTTCTGGAGAAAGAACGCCCTGTCCATATACCCATCTTCGTTTTGCTACCGTTACTGGCACTTGATAAGAATAAATTGCAATACAATCAACCTCAATAGGGTTTACATCTGTATAGGCATAAAATCCTAGCCAGTCTTGATCTTTATCATCTATATCGTATTTTGCTGGAAGTTCTAGAGTATCTGTATCTATGATTAAAGATATAATTTCTTCTCCGTTTAATAGTACTGTTGCTGAATTTCTAATGACACGGATATGGATAAGCATTGGTCTAAACCATTCACCAACAAAGTGTGAAGAAAACTTTTTACCAATAACTAGTGTTAAGAATCCACCTTCTACATAAAGTCCATCTGTAGATGCAATTGGACCAAAAATTCTTTTAGGGGCATAAGCATCTGAGTTTATTCTTGCCCAGAACTCAACTGTATACTCTTTATGTTGACCAACCTTGTTTAGGAAACCTTTTCCAGGAATAATTAAAGATGGCTCATTGTTTGCATTAGGAATAATCTTTGTTACACCAGAGGCACCGAACACTAAAGGAACACTTGTATTTTTTGCAATTAAAGAATTGTTGTATGCAAGATAATATCCAGTATCTGTTGAACTTCCGTATGCAGATGCTGCAATGCCATCTGATGCGTTAATAGAAATTGTTGTTGGAACCGTAGTTGGCTCTACTCCAAGAGAGTTTGTATGAAATTCTTCAGCCCACTGTCCTACAGTTATTCCATTAAGATAGAACTGGTAGTCTACTCCACTAAATCCACCCGAAGTTGTTGTTAGTTTTATAACTACACGAAAGTCTGTATTTTCGTCTGGTATTTCAAATGTTCCAGAAACGAATCCCCAACTTTGAAATAATTCGGTATTGAAGGTATTAAACTTTTGAACAATTGCAGATGTAGTAGTGTCTGTATATTCATATCCAATAGAAACAGATTCAAGGTATACGCTATTAGAATAAAAGTATGCGCCTACAGAAAATGTTCCAAGAGTTGAGTTTAAGTTTTGAAAGTTTAGTATGTTAGGG